TCCTGCATTAACTGTTACATTTGCAACTGCATTTCTTCCAGATCCCGTAATAGTGACTAAGTTAACTCCGGTAAAAGTTTGAATTCCTGCGGATGGTGTGTAACCAATACCCGCATTGATAACTCTGAGTGAACCAGTTGCTATTCCAGCACTTCCAACATAATCTCCAGTTGCATTTGTGTTTGCCTGATAGACAGTGTTACCTAAAGTTAATCCAGTATCCTGAACTGTGGTGCCTAGACCTACTCTAATTTTCTTAGCACTCATATTGAGCGAGTCTGGCATTAATTTTGCTATTTGACCATTTCCTTCAGACAACTCTGGGTTATAAAATTCAACAGTACCAGAAGTTAAGAAGTCTGCTCTATAAAGTTTAAACTTCAGATCATCCCACTGACTTGCTTCCCAAGTAGATGCATTTTGCGATTTAAACAAAGATCCCAAGTATGGTTGATTTGAAATATAAGCTTGAGTTAGCAAATCATTTTCACCAACTCTAGAGATAAACACTTGATACTTAGTTGAGGTAGATACAAGTGCTAATGCATATTCTTTTCCACCCTCAAGATAAACAGGTGCTTTAAATTGAACAGTCGTTGCAACGGATCCATCACTTGAAGTATTAACTTGGGATGGCGATAGATCAACTTCAGAGAATGGAACAATTGTTGTAGTTGGATATCCATTAGACATTGTTCTTATCTGAACAGTCACTGGAGTATTCTCATCATCTTTTGATTCAAAATAAACTTGACATTTTGTTAGGAAAACTCCTTCTGTATCATCAACGAAGAATGATTGTGCTAGAGGATCATACCATCCAACGATACCAACTCCTCCGACAGTAATGGAACTAACTGATGATGAAGAACTTGTTGATGAAGAAGTTAAAGTGCGAGTATCAAATTCTTGTCTAGATTCAATAGTTGCATTTCTAACTGATAGAACATTTTCTTGTACAGTTTCTAGTGTTCCGCTAGAAACAAAAGATGATTCTGCTATGGTAGTTGCGGAATTTTGATCGTTAATATTGCTATTGACTAAAGTAAATACTTTAGTTCCTGTTTCAAATCTTGGATGTACATCTATGTTTGGATTTGGTACATAGAAACTTCCAATTAAAGTTGCGGATAAGTCTGAAACCAATCTAACATTAGTGATTGTAGCTTGAGCACCACTTGTTTGCCCAATCAAAGACATTCCAGATGAGACCCAACCAGAATATAATCCTTCTGGTTGATCTGCAAGAGAATATGTGTCAACATTTAAAATATTGGAAGTTGAAGAATAATTTGCAGAAAGAACCTGGTTAGTGTATGGATTTTCTGGGAAAATTGCTGTAGGCGAATCATATGATCCTTCCATATGATTTGATTGAGCAACTCTGAAAGATATTGTAGGTGTAGTTTGGCCAAGATTCTCATTTATACCAATTTCAGGCATTGTTCCAACTACAGTTTCTCCAACTTGGAAAACTCCAGAAACCATACTAATTTCTAGTAGTTTTGGAATACAATAGGAAGTTACATCGATACCATCAAAGAAAGCATACAGTTGTGTATTTGGTTTTACTCTCTTAGAAACAAATTCAATGTTTCTGGATCTCATATATGAGATAATTTCTGTAGAAACTACATTATCTCCCAAAGATACTTGATCAAGAGATTCTGTTATGTAATAAGTTGTTCCAGTTCTACTTTGTTCTGTGGTTGTAGTTGTAGTAACTAAGGATGTTGTTTCAAAAAATGTTGTCTCAGTAATTCTTCCAAATTGAGGTGATCCTGTAGTTTGTCCAGGAGACCAAGCTTGAGCTCTGCTATGTTCTGTCCAAGATGAAGTGGATGATGATGTAGAAACATCAGTCACTCCAGTCCAATCAGTTTGCCAAGAATCCCAGATAGTTGGTGCAAATCCAGTTTGTGGATCTAAATCATAAGTTTCCTGAGCTGAGAATAAAGTGCTCTGGTAATTTCCTTCAACATCAATAATGTTGGAATCAATTCTTGCAGTATCAACCCAAGTGTCGGAAGATGGGGTAAGAGTAACATCTCCACTCCAGAAACTGATCATAAATGGTGTTACACTTTCAGTTCTAGTTGCAAAAGTTTGTGCTAACCATTCAATTTCAGAATAATCAAGAGTAATAATGTCATTAGATCTTCTTACATTAATACCTTCAACTGTAGAAAATTCTTTATCTTCATTTGGATTTACATTTACAACGGGTCCAAGAGATAGGTCAATCGAATTTGTATAGTGTTGAGGTCTTAATTCCCTGTTTGCTCTGTCTGTGCTATTTTTAATGCCAAACTTAGACTCTTGTATTAAAGAAGATGTGAAATTATCTACCAAAAATCCAGATTTAAATCTATTAAGTCCATTTTCATCTGGAATAAACAAATTAGAAGTATTTGTCTCAAGTAAGGATAATGTTGTATAATACTCTAAGTTTTTAACTCTGTCTTCAATTTTTTTAATATCAGACATTCTATATCTTTTGTGATCCAGGAATCTAACATTTACCTGAGCAACATTGTAGAGATATGGTGGTAATGTGATAGTTGCTATTTCAAGAGCATCATCAATAACTAAAGGTTTTTCTGGTTTTTCTGAAGGATCTCCATATCTTATTTGGAATAGACCATCCTTTGTCAAGAAAATTCTATCTATTCTTCCTAGGTAGAAAGAATAGTTGATGATCATAGATTCATCTGATGCTAGAACATTAGCTGCAGAATTTCCAGACTGATTAAAGGATCTTCCATAAAATTCTAAAGGAGATCTTGAGTTTTCTGAAACAGTATAGTTGGATGTTCTTGGTCTTATATCAATAAGATCAGTAGTTCTAACTCCATCAACCGTTTTAATTTCTGTAGAATAATCGAACGAACTATAAGAATTTACCGTTGTAATGTCACCATCATCTGTTGAATCATAATATGCACTATCAAAGTAAATTTTTAATTTTCTTGAAGGTTCAAAAGAATCTGATTTTCTAGTTATAAAACTGTAATCGTATAGAGTGCCCTTTTGATTTGGTGAGAAAGTATAATTTGCTGCGATATTAAAACTCGTGGAACCTAGAGTTGTAATAACTGCTTGTATTCCAGATTCTTCAAATGTTACAGTTTCTCCTTGTTGGAAAAGATTTGAGTTCTTATTGATATATGAAATTTGGGTTGCTGAAGTTTTTTCTGCCAATACTGCAACAGCACCACTTGTAGATCCTGTTATTTTTTCTCCTATCAATAGATCACTTGTTGTTAATGTTGGCCCATTGATATTTGACAAGATCATAGTTGGGGCAGAAGGATCTGCTGTCCCCGATGATTCGTAAATTGCCAAGACTGACATAACATCTGGAACATTTAATGATATGGTTTCATCTTGAACTCTGGTTCCATATGGATAATTACCATAAGTTAATCCATCATTCAAAGTAGTTGCACCTATACCAGAACCAGAATACTTTGATTTGTCAACTAAAATACTGTTTACTCTGTTCTTTCTCTTAATTTTTGCTTTTGGATTTAACTTCTTAAGAGTTGTTATTAATTTAGCACCAGTATCGTTAGAACCTAGATTATAAATCTGAAGTTCTGTTCCACCATTAATAAATGCAAATTTATCTGCTGTTAATACTTCAATTTTTCCGTCTGATCTTACTAAGGAGTATCTTTCTTCATCAAATGGTAAAAATGTTTCATTTGCTCCAGCAAGAACGTTTGTTGAAAGTTGATTTGAAGAAATACTTACAGTGTATATTTTTCTAATATTTAAATAACCATCAACCAAATCGATATTTGAAATATTTGATTTTGATAATTGTGTGTAGAGTGTATTATCTTTAGAACCTGCTAGATTTGTACTTAAGATTGATAAATCTGTCGCTGTGGTTGCAGTTGTTGGAAGTGCTCCACTATTAATACCCGATACAGCAGTAACTGCTTCTATTCTTAGAGAAGATGTGGCTACGTTTGTGACCTTCGAATATATTGGATCTGATGTTACTGAGGAATTGCTATATGAAATTAAGTTTCCTGGTTTGAAAACCTTTGTTAGATCTACAATAGAAGAAATTGTTACTGTACTAATTCCACCACTCCCTGCAGAAATAGTAGATTGTCCTAAAATAATTCCTGTACTTTGAATCGTATCTGCGTTAAAAGATCCAGATCCAACTACTCCATATACTGATTTTACATCAGAAATTCCATACGAAGTAACTGCAATAGAAACTAAACCAGTTTCTATGCCATCGACGATTAGTTGTTCGTTGGCAACAAAATTTCCTTTTGTTTCATAGACTGTAACTGCAGTTCCCGCAACAACTGCATCTTTTATGAAAGCAGTAGCTCCACTATTTTTACCTTTTATAAAGGTAGGAACAGAAAAACTAGTGGGCTCATTGATTAAAATTTCTGTAGTTGTTTGGATATCATAGAGTGATATATTCCACTCATTCAAATCAGACAAACTATCATATGATCCGGACTCCAATCTGTAATCATATACTCTTGCTACTCCGATTTCTTTTCCAGCAGCAGTAAATGAAGTTACTCCAATTCTAGAATCTCTAAGACTCAATACATATGTATTTCCTACTCCAATAACAGGAGCTCCGTTTGCCCTATTTAAACGAAGTGTTGGTCCCGTTTTATAATTAATTGCTTGATTTTCTAAAGTTTTTGTTGTTCTTGGTTTTTGTAAATCTAAAAAAGTAGAACTTGTTGTCTTAAGTTCGTAACCCTTAACATAAGCTTTACCAGGAGAAATTTGGCATATAGCTAAATTTTCTGAAGGTATTGAGCCATTTGCTGTAAACTGACCTGAGTTGTATATGCCTTCATTCCCCATTCCGTTGTTTAGGGACTCTTTAAGAGCAACTTTAAATGGTTTTACATAATAATCACCAGATTCTTCATAAGTTCTTCGTGCTAGTTCGTTGGCAAATTCATTATATTGTGTTCCCTGAACAACAGTTCTTATTGTTCCATTTTCAATGGTTGCTAATTCTATGAAATTGTTATCATTAAAGTCATCTAAACTTTTTTTAAACAATGATACGGATATTCTTAATCTATCAGCACCTGGTGCTGAGTAATTATTAAATCCTTGTGAGTTGTCTGTCAGAGTCTCGTCAATATCTGAGTTTATAATTTGCTCATTTATATTGAGACCAACTCTGTAATTTGGTTTATTATTATACTGATCTAGAATTAAAGTTTCTTTATTTACGTTTACAAACTGCCCCCTAACAAAATAAATTCCTTCTTGAATGTTGAAAGAACAACCAGTTGCAGTTGCAGCTGATGCCAGTGTAGATGCAAAAGGTGTTCCTGCTGGAATAGTTGTATTTCCAAGTAAACCTGAAGAGATATTGATATTACAGGTCAGCGGCTCATTATCAAAAAATGTCTGAGAAGAATTATTTGCAGTGCTTGAAGAAATATAACTTACATATAAAGTAGTTGTTGATCTTATAGACTGAGAAGATGTGATAACATTATCTACATATGCAGTAACACCAGAAGTTTGACCAGTAATCGTGGTTCCAATTAATTGATTTACGTATGCATCAACTGGAACACCAAGATACAAGTTTTGAACTTGAACTGCATAATAGAGTTGATTATATGACGTGTTACCGGGAATAACCTTAGCACCTTCTTTAAAGAAGTGTTGACCAAACCTCTCAATTTGATTCTGAAGTATAGACTGTAAAGTCGTTAACTCTCTTGCCTGAACAGCATATCCTGGTTTAAATAAAACCCTATGATAATCACTATCGGGATTAAAGTCATCAAAATATGGTGCTACGTTGAGGTTGGTTTGTTGAGCCATAATTCTTTAGAACTGCAAAATAACTTTGATATCTTCTTTTTGGTTTGATGACCTTGTTATTGATGGTCTGTTGTCAGCATATATGATGTTTCCAGAATATTTTTTAACTTCTGGATTTGACACGCCACTAGTGAAAGATTGACCAAGATAGTATGTCCTACTATTTATTGTGGTTGAGACACCTGTAAAAGTGCTATCAATGGACAAACTTACCGTTCCTCCGGATATTGCTAATCCACCACCAGTCCCTGGGGAACTTGTAAATCTGTTTTGTTTAAATCCATATGTTGGAGTTGTGATTGCTACTCCAACAGTTGTAAAACCGGCATTTGATCTGTCTTGCCAATACTTCAAAACACCTGTAATTTGATCATAGTTAATAACCCTACCTACTGCAGTTGTTCCAGTAGAAATAGTTTGTGTTATATAAGCGTCTGCAGCGAACGCTGCTGTGCTATATCCTGCACCTGTCAATTTTAATGCATAAACTGCGCTAGCTTTATCTAAGGAAAGTAAATCGGTTGATCCAAATGCTTGTGGGTTTTGAACAATACCTATTCTAGAAATTTGGTTACCTGTTATAAAGTCTGGATTTTCTATATCATTTTCAATTCTTGAATAAAGAAGAACATTATATGCTCCCAACTCTCTGTAAATGTCTTTTCCATGGCCACCTTTTGGTGAAATTATAACATTAAATGTTGGTCTCGTTGTTCCTGTGGGAACATTACCTGCTTCTAAATCTACACTGCCATATGTGTATCCAGATCCTTGATTGGATACTGTAATAGATTCTACTTTTTGATCATTATTGATGATTATAGTACATTCGGCACCAGTTCCATCTCCCTTGATTGGAACTCTAGTATAAGTTGAGTTTGCTGTCCCAAGACCAACTCCTCTATTGGTAATGGTAACTATCTTAATAGAACCATCTACCGCATTATCTCTAACTGCTGAATTATCTGCGTTAGTTGTAGTTGCCCAGTTTACTGAAACGGGAATAAAATCAGTTGATTCAAATTTTACAAGATCTGATGGGTTAATTGTGTATAAATATTTCCATACATAACCATCTCCACTGGAACCTGCAACTCTAGGTTCTAAGTCAGTGAAAGTTGGTTCATCTAAAGAAGGTCTTCCGTTGGGATTATCTGGACTAGTTCCATTTTGCAGGCAAATATAAACTTTATACTCACTATTCATCACATAGAAAAGTGATGAATATAAATTTGTTGCACCAGAAACCTTAGCAGTGTTTGATCTGCTGTAATCATGGCGATACATATCATAAGTATTTCCTGATACCCAGGTTATCCTTGGAATAACTTGTCTAACATCAGATGCATTGATTTTTTTCAATGCAATCATAGTATCCCAATAATTATTCTCTTCATCAAAATTATCTTTTGGTGAAGGTGGATTAGAATCCCAATCAGATTGTACCTCTGTGGCATTTGGTAGACCAATAAAAGAATAATATACGTTGTCTGTAGTAGTTACTCCAGCAACAAAATTTTTGGCGTTTAATATTCTAATCTGATCGGTTATAATTGCAGCCATTTGACGGTATTTTTTTAGTTATTTATTAAGCATTTTAGATGGTGTTTGGATAAATGCTTATTGTGTTACCCATACCAGAATGACTTGTGCATTGATAAAATAGAGTATTTGGTGCGTTAAAAGGAACTTCAAATCTTAAGGTTCCACTTGTTGCACCATTATTGGTAATTCCATTATTGTATGCAGCACCACCATTACTTACACGAATTTGGAATGGATGAGAACCACCAGAAGTGATTACAAACTCATAAACTCCACCTCTTGCAAGATACAAAATGGGATCGTTAGTTGTCTCTGTAAATCCAATTCCAGTGAAAGTATAATCACTAGCTCCATTATTACCCACGGTCCACTTGCCGCTTACAACATAAGAGGCATCGCCATAATACGTGGCACCAGTTACGACACCGACAGTTGAAACACCAGTAACAAAAAGTTGAGATGTTGATGTTCCACTACCAATTACAGTAAGAGCACTGGTGGGATTCGTGGTTCCTATACCAACAGAATATCCAGTTCCAACTAATATATTTGAAACAACCTGATTTCCAATACTTACATCAGTACTAATGGAAACCTGAGTTGCATTGATTGT